ACAAAAGATAGGTCTTTAATCACTACATCTCTTAGTTTATCTATATCTATGTTTGGTATTTTATCAAGTGGATTGGCGTCTTGCCATTTTTTCCACTGTTCTTCTATAAAAGGATCTAATTCTTTTTTAACGGCCATAATATAAGTATATACTAATTTGTTTCAAAAGTCAAATTATTCTTTACTTGGTATGAAATTTTCACCATGCTCTTGTTGTATAACATCTTTTTCTGACCATTGCAAACTTTTACTTCTGTTCATAGAAGCAGCACCTTTTGCAATACCAGGTTTTAGTTCTTTTATTTTGCCGCCTTTTTCTAAAAACTCTTGCATAAGTTTATCTCGTTCTTCTTGCGACATCTTAGGTTTATTATCTTCTTCTGTATAACTAGCCATTACTCATCTCCTTTCTTTTTTGTTTTGAAACTTTCTAAAAATTTATCAAGCAATAGTGCGCTACATATATTATAATTTTTTAATTCGTTTGTTAAAGATTTGTACATTTTTTCTTTTTCAATATAAAGAACTCCATCTAAGATAGCAACTTTAATACAATTGACAGTATTTGATTTTAACAAAGCTACAGCATCATTAAACTGTGCGTGTTGATGTCCTCCTCCTGCTGTCAAAAATTTAGTTTCTCCTATTATGAATTTTTTATTAACTCTAGCTATGAAATCTATACCTTTGTTTATGTTGTAATTGAATTTATTTTTTGCATAATACATCATCTCGGAGTCTGAAGAATCTAAAATTGCGTCCTTATCGTTCTCATCAAACTCTTTTAAATTTACAACTTTAAATTTCTTGTTTTTTTTTATCCAATTTTTGAACATAGGTCCTATTTGTCTATTGGTTTCTTTTGGTTGTTCTATTTTTTCTTTTAATTCTTGCAGGTCTAATTTGTAAATAATTTTGCACAATCTATTAATTGTTTTTTTATTCCTGTCTATTGACGATTTGTCTTGTTTTAAATACCAAACGTAAGAATCTTTAATAGGAAATAAATCCAATTTAGATAAACATGAAAATAACTTTAGGTCATTTTTTTGTTTAAAGTTTTCTTCAATGTTGTTCCATATATTTGTATCTATTTTTCTTTTACCCTCTTGAATTGTTGGATATATTTCAAAAAGATTATCTAAATAATCCGTTTCATTGGCCAACATTATGCTTTGTTTAATCCAATCATTCATATCTAAAAAAGGAATCATAGTATTCATATTTTTACAAAGAGGTCGACTTTTTTCTTTTTTGCATTTTGTTTATTTCTTTTTGTGCTTTTTCATAAGCTAAATCTAATTTTAACTTACTAGCCTTTTCGGTAAACAGTCTACCTAACATATGATCGTATTCGTGTTGGAATACTCTACTCATCATACCATCTAAGTGTGCTTCTTTTAATGATCCACTTTCATCTTCAAATTTTGTAACTATTTTTCTTGGTCTTTTTAAAGATAAAAATAGAAAAGGAAACGTTAAACAACCTTCTTTCATTAGTACTTCTTCTTCACTCTTATGAATAATAACAGGATTAAATACTGCTACCTTTTTGCCTTGTTCTAATTGTGGATGACCACCAAATACAAACATATTAAAAGGTAATCCCACTTGATTGGCTGATAGTCCTAATCCCCCATATTTAAACATTGTATCAAACATGGTGTTTGTTAATTCTTTTCTGTCTTTGAATCCATGATCTTTTAACATGTCATCTGTAAATGGTGCTATTGCTGATTGTACTCTTGGATCTGTTGGTGGTATAAGTGTTAATTCTTTATACATTTTGTAACCTCGTGAAGTTGTGCTCTTTATCAAAGCGGATTATGTTTGTAAATCTATCAAATAGAATATCTCCTTTATGGGATATAATAAAGATATTTTCTTTTGGCATTGATTTAATAATTTTAAAGAAGTCATCAGTTCCTTGACCATCTAAACTACCATCAAATATTTCATCTAGTACTAATAAATTTGTGTTTGTACTATTTTTCATTTTAGCTATTGTTCTCCATGTGAATAATAATGCCAAATCTATTCTCATTTTTTCTCCTTCACTAAAGTTATTGTAATCAAACGTATCTCTATGTCGGCTTTTAACCGTTTCATTAAACTCCTCGTCTAAATGAAATGATACGAAAAAATCCATTTCTTGTAAATACTGATTAATCAATGTATTCATAATAGGTAAGTATTTTTTAATAATCTTGGCTTTTGCGCCTTTATCGTTTAATATCTCTCTTACTACATCTACGTATTGTTTTTCTTCGGTTACCTTATCTAATAATACTTTTGATTCTTCAAGGTCTACTTTTAATTTATCTAATTGTTCTTGTATGTTTTTCCCGTCTGATTCTTTATTTTCCAACAATAATATTTCTTCGTGTACCTTATCACTATATTTTTTAAGTTCATCTACCGAGGTATCAATCTTTGCTATTTCAACGTTCAATTCATTAACCTTTTGCGATACTGCATTTAATTCATTTACCTTTGTTTCTGTTTTTATTATTTCAGATAACAGGTCTTTTAATCCACCTTCTAATTTATGTATTGTTTGGCTTTCATTATCTATTTTTGTAGATTTAAATTCTTTGTTTATTGATTGCGTACATTCTGGACACGTATCGTTGTTATGAAAAAACTCTAATGTTCTTTTATGTTTCAATAGATTATTTTCAATTTTGGCCTCCAATTTAGATAATTGATGTGCCTTTGCATTTGTATCCTCTCGTTCTAATAGATTGTTTTTATTGTTTTCTATTTCAACGTTTAATAAAGTAATTTTTTTAAGATACTCTTGTAAATCTTTATTGTTTTTATCTAATGTATTCTTTTTGTAGTCTTTGTCATCTATATTGCGACCTTGTAATTCTTTAAAGTGTTTTGTTTCTAGTTCGTACTTGGAATTAATTAAATCACACTTATGTCTTATCTCTGTTATATTTTTTTGTAAATCTGATTGTTGACTTCTTAATATCAAATCCATTAAACCAAATACTCTGATATCTAATATTTCTTCTACAACTTCCCGTCTGTATCTTGGTTTCATTTTCATAAATGGTTCATAAGAAGAAGAGCCCAATATGACAACTTGTATAAATGATCTATAATTTAATTTCATTATATTGGCCTCTAAGTACTTTTGGTAATCAATACTAGAAGCATCCTGATTTAATAATTCACCATCTGAATATATTTCAAATTTGTTTGGTTTGATACCTCTTGTTACTACATAGTTTTTTGTGCCTACAGTAAACTCTACGGTTACTTCTGTGTCGGCATCATTTATTGTGTTAACAATTTGTTCTTTCTTAATCATTCTAAATGGTTTGTTAAATAAAACAAAACATAAGGCATCAAGTAATGTTGATTTACCACTACCATTTGTTCCTATAATAAGTGTTGTTGGTGTTTTGTTTAATTCTATTTCTATTGGCGTATTGCCAGTAGATAAAAAGTTTTTCCATTTAATTTTTTTAAATATTATCATGTCTCACTGGCCTCTATATACAATTCTTTTGCAAACTTTTTTAATTTTGTTTTGTCTAGTGTTGTGTCAATTTGATCAATATAGTTGCTTAAAAATGTTAGTGTATCTTCTCCTTGATCTAATATATTCTCTTTTACTGTAGATGTTAAATCTGAAGTTAAATCTTCTATGATGTTTAATTCATACACGTTTGTTTCATTGTGAAATTTGTCAACCAACTTATCAAACATATCTGTGTCTGTTTTGTTAGATATAAAAAGTTTAACAAAGGTATTTTCAAATTGATTTAAATCTTTTTTTGTATAATCTTCTTGTTTGTCATTATAAATTAATTTTTTATGTACTGTTATAGGATTAGGTACTCTTGTGAGTTCTCTTGTTTCTGTATCAAATATATGAAAACCTTTTGGACAATTATAATCAGACCATGTAATTTCATAAGGTGAACCTAGGTAATAGACGTGGCCATCATCTGATTTTTTGTGAAAATGCCCCGATATAACTTTTTCAAATCTTTTAAATAAAGATTTTTCTAATCCTTGTTCATTAATATGTCCTTTGTGCATTTCAAAACCTTTTATCTCTAAATGCCCCATAACTATTTGTGCTGTAGAACTGTCTATTGAAAGTAATGTTTCTTCCATAATGTCATCACAAATCCATGGTAAAAATAATATATCCAGTCCATCAAAGGTAACAGTTTTCGATTTAGTATAAACTTTGGTGTTTTTTGGTATGTTTAGATTTTGTAATGCGTTTACTTCATTTGTGTTTTTGTAATAAGTGTCGTGATTACCTAATAGAACATGTGTATCTAAATTTAATTCTTCTGTTTTGTCCCAAAACTTTAACTTAAAGTTGTGAGCTGTATTATGATTTATAAACTTTCTTCTATCTACAACATCACCTAAATGTATTAAAGTTTTGATATTATTCTCTTGTATATAAGGAAAGAAAACTTCCTCATAAAATTTATTAAAATAATCTATAAACGCCGGTGAGTCATTTCTAGCTCCCCAATGCGTGTCATTGATCAACGCAATTTTCATACTAACTCATTAAAAAATAATCTAACTTGCTTTTTTTCTTTTGAACTTTTTTTTTCTTTTTTGCTTTTTCTTTTTCTTTTTTCATTTCCCTATATGTTGTTAAACTTTCAACTTTAGGTGTTTCTTCCATAGGTAAATTCTTTTTTAAAAATTCAGTAAATTGATTTTGAAACTCTCTATCTTCACCAGGTTGCAATGTTAAATCGTCAAAGTTAGAGTTCATTAATATTCTGTGTTTGATTGTAACCTGCTTTTTCTCTTTTTGTATTCTTCTTATAAATGCGTAATATATAATTTGTGTAAAGTAAGCAAACGGATTATTTGATTTATCTGGATTGAAATTGTCCAAGTATTGCAAACAGTTTTCTATACCATCAGAAATCATATCATCTCTAAACGTATAATTAATAAAATTAGGTCTAAAGGACAAATGATTTGCAATTTTTAAAAAACAAGTTCCTATATAATCAGGAACTCTTGGTTTTATTTTATTTTCTTTAATCGATTCTTTGACTGTTTTTTTATATTCAATCATAGCGGCCAGAAAATCTTTATTACTTACATAATGTTCTTTTGCTTTTTTTGATGTTGTCATAATTCAAATATACTACAATTTGTGTTAATTGTCAATCACTTATCTAACTGTTGTTAAAAATTTTAAGTTCCAGGATTGGTTGACTTTTTCTCTTTTGTGTATATAATAGGCGTGTAGCCTCTTTGATGGAGAATACTCCAGATTAATGGAGAGTCTTTTTAATATCTCTAAACTCGTCCCACAATTCATTAAATTCATCATTCTCATCTTTAGATAGTTCTTCTGCTTCTTCTAGTTTTAGATTTAGTTTACCTTGTTCAGGCATTGCAACCTTTTCGTACTTTTTAGATACCTCCAAATAACTCTTGGTCATCTCGTCGGTCGCACTTGTGATTGTAACGATTTTATCTTTTGGAATAGTTATAATGGTATCGTTAGTGTAACTTGTCCATTTAATTAATGCGATATAATCTTTGAG